CAACTGGGCTTCTACATACTGTAAAGATCGGTGGCTATAACATCATCAACTTTGATACTTATTCAGCAACTACACTCACCGATTCAGAAATTGCATACAGAAAATCACACCGGAATACTGTTGGGAACACAGCCACTATTGATGGCGAGAGCTTAGGAGTATTTGGTTGGTGGGGAAATACCGGTGCTGCGTTTCAGCAAGGTGCGTTTATGCAAGTACTGCAGGAAGGTGCCGCTGGAACGTATATTCCAACAAAGTTTAGGTTCAGAACTTCCGACGGCACGGCCGCGTCCGTTGATAGAATGGTTATAAATAAGAACGGCAACGTCGGTATCGGGACGAGCACCCCTGCTACCTCGGCCAAGCTCGACATCTCTTCGACTACAGGGGCTCTGCTTATTTCGCGTATGACTACAGTGCAGAAAGCAGCGCTGACCGCTGTGGACGGGATGATCTTGTACGATTCGACGCTAAACAAGTTTCAGGGCTATGAAAATGGCGCTTGGGTCAGCTTCATCTAAGGAGGGCCACACATGAACGAGGAAAAGGAACAGGTCACGGTCGTATTGTCAGAGGGGGAAGCCGCGATTCTAGCAGCTCTTCATATCGCTGCGCAAGCAGCTATTGAGAAGATCAAAGTCCCCGAACTTGCATACTTGGCTGAGATTGCCAAGCGCTACGGTGTAGTGCCGGACAGCATCAAAGTGTCGAACAATCCACAACAGCCTTCGCAGTTGATTATGCAAGCTGAGAAGGACATCACACCTACGGACTGAGGAAACAAAAGCAAGATGCCTAATGACACAAAGTCACCCAACGGTAGTCTAACAGTCCTTAAATCTTGGTGGCCGATTATTATCTTCATTCTTGCCTTGGCCGTCACCTGGGGCACATTCACCGCACAGATGGGGGCGCTTAGCGCCGAACAGATGACGATCAGAAATGGGAACAGCGCACGCGACATTACGCTAACGCAGATTCAGGTGCAGCTAGCCGCTGTGCAACAGGACGTCCTTTGGATCAGGGAGAGACTCAGCAAGGAGACGGGGCGGTAGGGCCAAGTATTTAGCTGCTTCGATAAGCAAGGAGTCTTGGAGCACAGCATTGGTCATCTCGACCTTACGCTCCAGGACTCCTTCAACAAGATCATCTACAGTATCTGGGCAGACCAAGTGATAGATCGTAACAGGCAACGATTGGCCGATGCGCAGGAGCCGATCCTCTGCCTGTTGTTGTTCTAATGGATTCCATTCTTTGTCCAAGAAGATGCCTATTGAAGCTGCTTGTAGGTTCAGTCCTGTGCCGCCGGCCTTGATGGTACAGACTACGACCTGAATCTCTCCCTTGTTGAGTGCCTGCACTACACGGTCCCGTTCCTCGGTATCGACGCCTCCCATAATCAGCCCGCCATGAATGCCCGCTTGTTTTAGTCGAGCAACAATAGCCTGTGCTGTTTTCCGAAAGACTGTAAAAACTACAATGTGCTGATCGGTGCCTTCGATCAGTTCTAGACAGGCTTCTGTCTTGCAAGAACTGTCTCGCTGGCCGAAGTTGAACGGCGTACTGAGAATTTGCCGCAGGCGCACGATCATTGCAATCGGCGCGGCGATCTCTAGTTCCTCACTGCCATCTCCCAATTCAATCAGCCAGTCTGCCAACGCTCGTTTGTACATAGTCCGCTGCAACACAGACATCTCCAGCTCGATCCGCTGCGTAGTCACAGGCGGAAGGTCCGGCGCTACCTCGGCCTTAGTGCGACGGATCATGCGCGTAGAGAGTTCGCGGCGCAAAAGGTCTTCATTCTTAGGCCCGTTGATAGTGCGCTTGCCAAAGAAGTTTTCGGTGTAGCTCACGTAGAAACCATAGAAGCGCCAATAGGACGAATAGCGCTCAGGATCAATCAGGTTGAGTAGGGACCAGACCTCTGAGACATCGTTACCCATCGGGGTTCCGGTAAGGATGGCCATGTTGCGAGCCTTGAGATTTCTAGCTACAGAGTAGCCTATCGTTTTGCGGTTTTTGAGGTTGTGTCCTTCATCGAAGACTACCCAGTCCCATTCACCAGGTAGCAGGGTACAGTAGGCCGTGTTTCGCCCCTGCACGGCTTCGACCTTCTCCGCGTCTACTCGACTATAAGCGCGGAAGTTGTGGTAATTCATAATCAGCCAGCCCTTGTCGAAAGTGGGCAGTATCTCCTCCCGTGCCTCCCAGTCTAGTACGGTGACTGGAGTATCCGTCCCCTGCGCCGACCACTTGAAAATCTCCGCGCGCCACTGGAGCTTCACAGAGTTGGGGCAGACGACCAAAATACGGGAATCGTGCCTTGACTCTTGAATGGCAATGACGGTCTCCGCCGTTTTTCCTGTGCCGCAAGCGTCACACACCAAGCAACGCCTTCGGCGATAGATAAATGCCGCGCCGATCCGTTGATAGGGGCGCAGTCGAAGCGCCTGTGAGTGCCTCAGTATAGCGTCGGTTCCGCTCAGTAGGTTGTAGAAGGCCTGCTCGCCCGATACTTCAAAGTCGTGCCACTTCTTCGCGATTATGTCCGGTTCGATCTGGAGCTTCTCAGTCAGATACTCGTAGAGCCTGGCGTCCAATGGGACTCTGGTGATGCCGTTGGTTGTGCTCACGCCTGTGAGGGTGCCTATAGCGTGTACGACCTTGAGGTTATCAGGCGAGGGAACCAAGAAGCCACCCTTGAAGCGCCCACTAGGAGGAGCGTAGGTGAACATCTATAGCCTGCCGATCCTGCTGAGATAGCACAGAGCATGGCGCAGAGCATCTGCCTCGTGCGGCTTTAGGCCGCTCGTGTCAAGATTCCGGTTGACACGAGCGTTCTTGGCAAGTGATGCATTCTGCCCTACGCAGAGCACGCCTTCTTTCTGACACAGATACTTGATCACGCCGATGACCTCAGCAGAGGGAATCTGCTGATAGGCCTGCGCCTGTGCCTTCCACGGGTAGAGGATGAAGTCCTCGTAGACAACGGTGTCGACCGTACTACGCTGAATCAGCCTGTCTAGCTTTTGCCAGTTAGGGAACTGCATATGCGCGACCAGCAGAGCCTGGCCGAAAGAACGAAGCGATGAGCCATCGGCAAGCTCTTCGGTCGTAGTCATCATCACGTAGCCAGTGGTACCACCAGGATCAAACGCCGCCATAGTCAGGCCCATGTCGCTACCTCCTGCAGCGATCCCCAGCGAGGACCAATCTGCACCTCAGTGGGGAAGGGAATGAGATCACCGTACAGTTCCGCAGCACTTTCAGACATCACACGTATCTGAGTTGCCGCTATGTCCCTAATATCTTGAGCAGGTCCTTGCACAGCAACCGAGTCATGTACCGTCAGTCGAATGTCAAATCCCATACGATCCAGATTGATGAGTGCTAGAAGCGTAGCATCGCTGGCACCTCCCTGTGGCGGCGTATTCACCGCTTCTCGGTAGATCATATTCCAGTCGCTAGGAGAGCTGGCAATCAGCACTTCAGGGAACTTACGGACACGTCCCGACGGCGTCGTTACGATCCCTGTGCGTCGCACCTCCTGACGAAGCCATTCGTTATACTCCACCACCTTGGGCATTTTCGAGAAGAAGCCAGCTACGATCTTGCGCTTGATAGGCACAGGGATGTCGATCAGACCGTTGCTCAAAAAGCCCGCTTCCGACGCTCCGTAGAGCAAGGAGAAGTTTGCGGTCTTGGCTTGCGCTCTCTGCGCCGCTGTGTAGCTGGGACCCCAACCTATAGCCGCTGTCTCTCCGTGAAGATCACGCCCTTCTTGGTAGCATTGGATGAGGTATGGGTCCTTCGACAGATATGCAATTACCCTGTATTCCAACTGGCTCATATCAGCCTCACTCCATAGCATCCCTGCGTCTGCAGTGTACAGGTCTTTTATATCCTTTTTTGCTTCTAGTATGCGGCTTGGCTGGTTCTGTAGATTTGGCGCTGTGGATGAGTTATGTAGTGCAACTCCACCACCGATGAATGTGTGGGTATCTTCGATTTCGAGGTCCCACACTTCCTCTACAGTGCCTTCTTCTATAGCAACGATGGTATGATTCGTTCCTAATAGGCCATACTCCCTAGCTAGTCGGCGAAGGGTTTTCTTGTTGATAGTCAGCTCTTTCTCTCCATTCAGCATAGCCTCGACATCTTCCTTGCTCGTCTTGTGGCGATGCATCGCTAAATGAGCCAAGTGATATATGAACTCTAGGTTGTCTGGAGCATTGTTCTGCTTGTTCTCATCAATATGATGGGCATCCCACTGAGGAGGTAGTCTGTCCAGACCTTGTGTCTGAGCATATACAAAGCGATGCTCCAGTATTCTTCCACTGGTTTCTGATTTGTTATTCTTCCTAGAACGATTTTTTGAGCTAGGAAAGAAGTAAAAATAGCCCTCCTCCTTTGTGCCTCGTCTAACCATACAGAGTAATCGGTTGCCCACCTTTAGCTTCCCCGCAGGACGCCAATCTCCTGCCCATAAACGCACCAGGTGCTCTGGAGTTAGCCGCACAGATACTAACTCGCCTGTACATTCATCTCGTGCCGTAATCTTTATTGTTTGCTTATAGCCTGTACATCCGATCCACTTGACACGCTTCAAGCATAATCGTTTGGTCCAATCAAAAGAATAGACCCAATCACCTTCCTTAAGTTCACTGATTGGCACACCTTGTGGGTACTTTACCATATCACGAGGCATTTCGATCGGAGTATCGTGACTTACACAAAGCCTGCCCGTGGCCGTTCGATGTAGGTTGAAAGTTGTATGCACACGACCTGTGTGCGATAGATATTCGTCTAGATTTAGATAGCGAGAAACAATGGTGTAAGCCTCGCGGTAGTCCAATAGCGCCGAAACGAAGGGATGTGGGTTGGTGTACATCTTGAGCACGGTCTTGGCATTCGTCGATCGGCCTTCTAGTCGCCGCAGCCTGAGCTCGTCAAACATTGCCACTGCCACTTGCTTTGGCGACCGCGGGTTGATGTCATGGCCAATGACCTGTGCCATCTTGTGCTCGGCCATCTGCGCTCTAGCCCTGTACTTGGGCTTTAAAGCCTCTAGCCCCGCACGGTCGATAGCTACGCCACGCACCTCGGCATTGCTGAGAGCGTGCATCCCAGGCATAAGCAGTGTCTTGAACACCTTCAGCTTTTGAGGATCAGCGGCGATCTGCTTGGCTAGGTCATAGGTCAGCAGGCGCTGGTAGTAGCCATCGTAGGCGGCATACTTGTAGAGCATAGACAGAGGCACATCGGCATAGGACTTACTCTTGACCTCGGCTAGTACAGCATGAATTGGTACCTCCCAGTCGGGAGCGCTGTAGATTCGTTGTGCAATATCCTTGAGACCATGCGCTCCACGGCTTTCCTCCTGTGCTCCCTGCCTTGGGTCGATCAAGTAGTGAGCTAGCATCGTGTCGAAGGCGAAGTGCAGAGGGACTCCTATCTCAGCCATCAACATACCGCGGTCGAACTTAGCATTGTGACCAGACCACTTGACCTGAGCCGTAGAGAGGGCTGCCTTGAATCCTTCGCTGTAGACCACGTGCTGCGGCAGGATGTAGATACCTGAGTCGGTAGCGATGACAGCACAGAGAATACGCGAGTCTTCCAATCTGAGTCCAGAAGTCTCCAGGTCTAGGACCGCAAAAGTGCTCTCCTGTGCCTTACGCAGAACCTCTTGGTAGTCCTCGGCCACTTCGTAGTTACATGGTGGATTGACAACTCCGCACGAGATAGTAGGAGCCTGAAGTAGCTGCTGTGCTAGCTTAAAGTCCGCGATGACATCCGATAGATAGGCGCTGTTGCGTAGCACGGCTGCGGGATGAAAGGTAGGCAGGATAGGATAGTTGTGTCCTAGGATAGAAGCCTCGGTGACGATACCGCGCCGCTGTGTGATCTTTCCTGACACCTGGGTCAAGATGTCTGTAGGGATGTTACCTAGGGAGATGATCAGCACGGGGTGCTTTGAGGCTATCTCCTCGCGAAGGCGATTGGCACAGCACCGCGCCGCGGCCTCCTTTGCGGAGCCCTCTCCTACGCCGCAGAGCCCAGCGTTGGTGATCCAGTAGCTGCCTGTGACAAAGCGCTCCATCAGCCGCGAGAGCAGCTGACCAGATGGTCCTACGAAGACCGTACCGTGAACTACCTCCTGCTTGCCAGGACCCTCACCTACGATGACACAGCGGGCCGTGCCGTTCTCGGTAAGCTCGCCCCGCCCTGGTACAAGGGTGCCCCCATAAAGAGGGCACTGCTCGCAAAGAGCTGTCGATACTTTATTCACGGAATATACCTCCCCGAGAAGATACCGTTGTTGAGGAGTTGCCATCATGGACGGTAATCTTAGGCGAAGCTAGAATGTTCGGAACTGATAGTCCCGCAGCAGCGGCCACCCCTAGATCGACACCGAAGCAAGGCAGGGTCTCTCCGTTTCGCATTGTCACCAGGTCCTCTCGCAGAACGTAGGGATTTTCGAGAACCGCGGCCTTTTCGTTTAGCTGCACTTGTAGCGAGTGAATCTCTAGAGTATCGCGCCCCTGGTGGCGGCGCTCCTTTGTCCACCAAGTAGCCGCCGAGCGCAGATGCATCCACAGGACATTCTTTTGCTGGTCGTAGACACAGAGGAATGGAACCTGTCCGGTTGTGGGATTCGCTACTAAGCTCACGACGTCCTCGATAAAGTCGTCAACCAGGATGCGTTGTGTGCCGTTCTCTAGACGAAGCATAACATTGCCTAGGATGCCTGAGAACTGCCCGCTGGCGTAGTCGATAGTTCTAACCTTCCAGGCGTAGCAATGCTCGTTGAACAGGTCAAGACCTAAAAGGACTATCGCCAGACTGTTGCGTACACGATCCGGCAGAAAGCTGGGGAACATCTGCAGCGTCGTATCCAGTGCATGAAACATGCGTGTTGTGATAGATTCCTGGCTCTCCTTCAGCGTGCGCTGAATGTATCGTGTACCGAACCCTGCAAGATCATACTCTACCAACCGCTGGAATGCTTCATTCGCATTGGTTCCTGCGGCGATAACGTCAGGATGCAGGTTCACTATTATCGAGCGCTGCTTGAGCGCAGGATCGTCAAGTGGGTCCTCGCCATCAACGATGATCGGAGCCGAGAGCGAATAGGTGACAGTGGTCAAGTCCTTGCGACCCCGAGAGTCCATACCTACATCATAGGCCATGCGCAGAATCGTATAGAAATCGTTCTGAACCGTTACCGCAGTGGATGCACGATACTCGCCAAAGATCACAGGAACAGCGTTCGACGAAGACAGCATTTTGCGTAGCACAAACTCGGTCGTGTTAGCCGTTTGCGTCGCTACATCCGAGATACCTAAGAGCGGCATCAGAACGCGAGTGAGTATCGCTGTGTTATGTGTAACGATAAAAGATCGCGTGACGTAGAGACTGTCGTGTGCAGCTACCCTAATACAGGTTGCTTCCTCAAAGCCCTCCTCTTTCACTGAAACAATCGATCGTGTTGGTAGATATTTTGTTGCCTCTCGATAGGCATCTCGTTTCCTTGATAATCTAAACGGGTTCAGCTTCGGGGGGAGCTTTATAGAAACTCGCTCAGCTTGTCTTCCTTTGTAGGTAGAGGCTGTAATACATCTCCCGTGGGCTATGCCACCTAGCGATTGGGTCAATTCTATCACCGCATCGATAAGGTTCTGACTGGAAGAGCTAAACTCTGCTCCGCCTCTCGGTGAGGCATACCCATCTGTATCCATTAGCCCTTGAAGAAGACTCAGCCGTTCTGTAGGAGTTCCCCTAAGAAAAACTTCTGGAACGCGCTTTTCCCAAGAAGGCACCTTCGCAAGACCCAAGTTGTGAAGAGTGTCTTCGAGAGCATCAACGATCTCTTCTTCTGTAGCTATCCTTGCATGTGCATTAGTTGGGCCTTCGTCTCCAAGAAGCACTCCAAGGAGATATGGGTCCAAGGGTAGTGTTACTGGCGCATAAACTACAGGTTCTACGATAGGAATCTTCCACTTACGTTGTCCTTCTTTCGTGTACAGACCACTCTCAACAAGCTCCTCAGTAGTTTTGATTATCCAGCGATCTGGTCTGTAATGCGTGTCGTCTGGCGTTTGTACAGTCCACAGATGGTTCCACGAGCACCTAACCCACGTTCCATCTGAGAATGTAACTCGTACAATTTGCTGTTTACCCTGTGGGTAGACGCCAAGTACCTCAGTCTGATGGCCATCTTGCCCTATGACAAAATCACCAACTTGAAGAGAGCCATTCTCAACCCATCCCTGTGGTGTTAGAACGGGTTCACTGTTAGCTAGTAGCTTACCTGAGCCTAGCGTACCAAAGATGTTGAGATGCGGAAAGCGGTAGCCGCAAGCTAGAATCAGGGGCTTCAAGGGAGCTGCCATAAACCAGCCTAGCATGGGCAGTATCGCACTTGGTTCGTTGACATACGGTAAGTAGCGACTCACACTCTGCATCAACTGAGCATAGTCGTCGTCCGGTAAAGAGCGATAGACTGGTGCAGGCGTTACGTCTATGTGACTAGTGCGCTGTGCCCGCCCCGTGACGTAGACCACGGGGGCGTCTTCGAGTGTGAAGATTCTATCAACTGATAGCGTCTGGCTCTTTGTGACCCAGTAATCGTCATGCCTACCTACAACAGTTGTCCCGATCGACGAGGGCATCCCTATATCAATGAGCTTCTTCATAAGGTACACAAGGTACTCTCGTGTCTGATGATCAGACGCAAACCATTGCCAGTATGCGGAGACCAAGAACTTCTGCAGAGCACTGTGCGTTGTGAAGGCTGATCTCGGGAAGATGATGTCCAGCCACTCTTTGTTGTAGGCTGTGATGGTGCCTAGGAATGCATCCTCGTCCTCTTCTGCTCCGCCCTGGAGGAGCTTAGTCGGATTGAAACAGAAGGTAGCAATATTCTGGAGACCTTTCTGAGATGCGTAAAAAGTTCCGCCCGCGGTCTCTTGGAACATCCTAACCGTATGAGCAAATCCTTGACGAGTGTTGTCCAGGTCCACCTGAAGCAGGCGGAAATCTGACTCTCGCCAGCGGTCACCAACAGGTCGGTCTTCTGCAATGCAGTGGAGGAACTCATCAGAAATTCCTACCGCCTTAAGTTCTTGGGCCACTGCCCAGTCTCGTTCGCTTCTCGACTTGAACCCCTTGCTCGATCCCGTAGCTATGATCTCACGGACACGTGTTGAGGCGCTGGTCAGGTGGTACAAGTCCTCAGCAAGGTAGCGTCGAAGCGGCTTAGCCGCAACAACTCCAACTGGCATAGGCGCGTCAGGGTCTTTGTAGTTGATCGTACCAGGGATACGCAGTACACGTGTCGGATCGCTCACAGCGCCCGAGTCCATTAAGTGTTGTAGGACTCGGCAAACCTCCTGGGAGCGCCTTGGATTGATGCTCTGCTTGAGCAGCCAGTAGGCATGGTATCCATGGCCCGAGTTCACTATGAACGAGGCATCCACAGGTACCAGGTTCAGAGCTTGGAGCGCGGCATCTTGCGATCCTCCGTAGTCCTTTGCATCAAGGTCGGCCCAGACTGCTGTGACTCGACTGATGTCCTCGTAGCTACCTCGAACGCGAATGCCTACACCATAGTACAGATCAGACCCCGCTAAACTGACATCTTTCGCAAACTCTGCTACGGCTTCCGCTGTATCGAGTAGGCCCCGTCGGTGCGGATGCTTGGACCAGACGTAGATTTGCTCATCGGCACGCAACTCGGGAAAAATCTCCGACAGAAACTCTATCGGAGTGATCGACATAATCTGTCTCCAAAGAGGATGAGAGGGTAGCCGTACTGACTACCCTCTCTGCTGGATGGCTAGAATAGTTTCCCGAGGTCCGTAGCCGCCTCTGCAACGCCTGCTTGTGGCGTCGCCTCCACATTTGCGGGTCCCGTAGCCTCGTCGATGGGGATCGCTCGGTCGATAGACGTCGTAACCCCTCCAGTCTTCCTGTTGACGTCTGGCTGAACTACGATGCCCACTTGCAGACCAACCAAGTCCGCCGTATCAATGTCCACAACGCCCGTCAGATCGTCCTCAGTCCACTCACCCGAGGCGATCAGCAACCGTTTAAGGTTGAAGAGCGACTGATGCAAGAGGACATAGTTGCAGTATTGCGAAGCTGTGATCCCAGGATGGATCGAGACGAAGCGTACTTTGATCATCGGGCTGCCAGTAGAAGCTGTAACAGCCTCCGCCTCTTCGATCTTGGCACGAAAACTGCCCACGGGGAAGATGCTTCCGCCAACGTTCACGCCGCCAAAGTCTGCTGTTATACGCGCCATGTTCCTACTCCTTACCTAATTGTGCTCCGACTTCCAGTTCCGTCACTCCGAAAAGATCGTCCAGGTCTACAGGATTATCCGTCTCTGCTATTTCCTTCTCCTCCTTATGGCTGTTCTCCTCTACAGTTACTGCGTCGATCGAGGCATCTACGATCGCCCGATGGACTTCAATCAGGGTAGGATCGTTGAGCACCATGCCCAGACTACCCGTCCGATCCTTCGCCGCTATTCGACCGTATGGTTGGACTTGTAGCGTGCGTTTGGCCCTACGCATCTCCCCCGTTGAGCTGGCTCGCAACTCCGAATCTAGGTAGCCAACCACATCAAACAGCTTTGGTACACGCCGAGATAGCTTGCCAACAATGTCTGGAGTGATCAGCGTCGTGCCCTGCATTTCGTCTTCCCTTACCTCAGCGCTAGCCGTGGCAACAAAATTGGTCACACCCAGCTTGCGGATATTGCGAATCAGCTTCATCATTCTGTTGCCGACGATACCGTAATCCTGCTGTGTTGGGGTGCTGTCCTCGTCCCGTTTGGTCACTACCATATGAGCAGCCATCAGCAGAGCATAGTACTCCGTCAGGCTGTCAAAGACTACCGTCTTGAAGCGCGACTTCTTAAATAGCACTGGCAGCACGTGAGTCATTTCGTTTAGGCTGTTTAGGGACCAAACCTCAACGTCGTCATAGTGCTCCTCGATGCGTGAGCGAATCGAGCGGTAGCCGGTCTCTGTATCCACATAGAACACAGGCCGAAGCTCCTCGTAATCCAAAGCTCCGCCACAGAAATAGGTTTTCCCCACACCCAACCCACCATAAACGAGGATCATACTTTTGGTCGCTCGAAGCAGCTCACGAGTTATCCTCGGCATCGGCTACCTCCTCGCTGTCCGTTGCATCATTTAGCGAGTAGAACTCACCCTGGGCGCTGCGCCAGTCATAGCCCTCGAATGACAGCTTGCAGAGAGCATAGAACTCACAATACTCACAGGCCCCCGATGCGCAGGCTACGTGCGAGACGGGCCCCGCTTCGTAGGCATTTTGGATCATCCCAGCCAGCGTTATCAACTGACTCTCAAAGGCTGCGATCCGCTGCGGCGTGATCGGGATAGGTATTCTACCATTGAAGCGGTCGGGATCAAGCACAGCAAGGATGTCGGTGTAGTCTGCCTCGTCCAGATTGCGCTCCTTGATTGCTAGTCGATACATCTTTGGCGTCGTACTCTGATGCTTGTCCTTGGACAGCGAGCCGTTCTTGAGGACCTGCGGCTGCTTGGGAACTCTTTTGAGCAGAACATTGTACACTATACCGCGAATGCCCTTCTCACGAAGGATGGTATCCTGCCGGCAGGCCCAGGCGTAGGCTGTGCCCTGCATGTCGAAAACAAAGCGCCGCTCCGAGGGCATGTTAGTATAGGTCTTGTGTTCATAAATCCAGGCTGCACCGTCAGGCTCTTCCGCAAACATGTCTACATAGCCTACAAAGCTCAGCCCCGAGTTCCCAATTGGGACGACCAATCGCACCTCCGTTCCTTTAGGCGTGAAGTGGTCGTGGGTCTGCGCCCAGCTAAAGTACTGCACCAGCATGTCAGACCCTAGCGTGAAGTAGGCCAGCAGGTCCTCTCCGCTCGGTGTACGTGATATAGTCTCGGATCGTGCGATCTCACGAGACATCGCGTCTTGATAGACATCCAGAGCTAGAGCCTGCCGTTCGATGTCTCGCTTCTCACCAGAGTAGTACACGCCCAGAGCTTTATGGATTGCCGATCCCAACATCATGTGCTTGTTAGGCACAGTTGGTCGGATGCGGTGGTAGTAGCTGTACCCCCACTTACGTCGGCAAGCCAAATACGTTGTGATCTCCGTGAATGATATGTGTGTTTTTTCCTGTGCAGCGTTCATGCCTCCTCCTAAAGTACTGGAACGATCTGCGCCGCCAGCTCGGACAGAAAGTCGATTACGTCCTGCAAACGGGCAACGTCGATGTTGTAGTAGACCTCTAGGGATGACACCTCCGTCCGTATCAGTAGCCCTCCTTCGGCCATTTCCTTCAGTCGTCGCCACGCCGTCTGCGGTGAGCTCACCGCGCTCATAACCTCAGCGTGTGTCTTTGGCCCCGTAGCGAGAAGCTGGATAATCTCCATTCGCCCTGGTGATCCAAGGAACGCTAGTACGTTCTCTCGAATTGTTGGCATAGTTCACTCCCTATCTGATGCTTCGGTAAATCGTCTCGTAAAGTTCATCACCTGGATAAACACGCTTGATCTTCCCATCCTCTTGGTACTCATAAAAGGGTGGGGCTCCTAGGCGTACTGGTCGCTTACTAGACTTCCCTCCATCTACTCCTCCACCGCTGACTGGTGGATAACCGTTCCTCTTCGCCCATTCGTCCCTGCTCCCTCTCCAGGAGAACATCTCAGGCAAAGCTACCAGCACAACGATGGTTAAGAGGACAAAGCTAACCAGGTCCACGGGTTTTAAAGTACACTTCGAGCATATCTTGTAGGACGTCCG